CGCTTGCTGTGCAGCAGCATTAACAGCAGGGTTTCCGCTAAGCGCTCGCTGTGTGGTCTGATTAAGACCGGCATAATGCTCTGGCGTTAATCCCGCGATTCTCTGGCCTGTGTATGCTTGATAGGGCTTTTTAGATAAAGCGCCAGCCCTGTTCATCATTTCAACAGAATACGGTTTTACATACTCTGGTGGTTCTGACTTGGAAATAGTCGTTGTTGTAGCTGGTGCTGAACCGCCCTTGTGTGGCTTTATCCTACCACGGTAGTCTGCATCGAATGCGTGTGGATCGTGCGGAATGCCTATGTGGTCAATCATAATTCACCTTTCTTTCATACGTCTGAAGTGACGGTTTAAATCCTAGTTTAAGGGCTTGTCTAGCCCATCCTTTTCGGGTTGTTGCAAAGGTAATCTTCTTTGCCCCGACGGTTTTGGCCCATTCGTTAAGCGTCTCAGTACACTGTTCAAGTAAGTTGAAGTCATGCCTTGCGCTGTAACCAGCCCATACATGCAGGGAAATGTCATAGCTTTCCGCCTTCTGCGTTATAAGGAAACCGGCATAACCATCAGAATCAACAACGTGTAGGGAAACCACATTATTCTTGATAAGCCAGTACATATCTTCAGGAATCCACTCGTCACAGGTAGCGGATACTTTCTCCACCCCTTCCTTAATCAGCGGCCATGCTTCCTTTAACTTATGCGGCGGAATCCACGTTATATTCATAGGGGATTTTGCTTTGTCCAGGCTAACCGCCCTGCGGTGTTGTTTCGGTTGCGCTCCGTTGTTTCAAGTCCGTCAGACAGATAATGCAAATCGACGGTCGGCACAAACCAATCAGATGTGTTCGAGTCCGTCGAGCCATCACGGAAGAAACGCATTAATATCAATCCATCTATTTCAAAGTTTGCCGTTACCGCATTGGCATCACTTAATTCAGCGATTTCATGGGTGTACTGTGCGCCTGTCGGTACATAGTCCAGCATGGTAGTCGTTGACGCACCAAATGTATCAATCCCGTAACCGTGGGCATACGTCCATTCAAACCCCCACCTGACCGCATTCGTTGTGTCCGGTGTTGCATCGTTAGTTAAAAAATGCACATGAAAATAGAATTTCGCGTCAGTAACAGCGCCCGTTTCATCCGTGTAAGAAAAAGCCATGTCATGCGGCATATGGAAGGTCAGATAAATCGAACTGACCGAGCCTGCATCAAACCGATAACCCGCTATACCATCCCTGATAATCGCCCAGGTCGGGGCATTCGCTGCCGGTATCTTACCTGAAGTCAGTGGCGCTTCCTTATCCTTCCAGCCGCTTGCAGGGCGTATATTGCTAAAAATGATTTTAAGGCGCTTGTTGAGGTCTTGCAGATAGCGAATATCCAGCTTCGGGATAGGCAGTGAAAGATTCATTCAGTACCATCCTCAATCAAGTTAATCTTGACCCCTGTTATAACCATGTCACCATTGAAGTAGAATTTAACTTTATGCCACCTTGCGGAGTTCATAAGGTCATATCTTCCGTCAATGAGGCTATAAGTGCCTTTCTCAGTAAACACATCACCATATTCATTATCGTAGGAATACTGGATGTAAGATGTTTGTGGTGCTACCTGGAAACGTGGTCTGATCTGTGACAGAGTTGTGAAAAGCTCGTCATCACCAAATACGTTCATGGTGATTGATGAATTACCCGCTGTACCTGAAAAAGTGTAAATCTTACCGTCTGACTTTACATACGCTACAGAACCACGATTAAGGTAGGAGTCATAGGTTAAATCTGTCGGCAGGTCATCCCAATTCGTAGCGCCAAATCCAGTAGAAAAGTCGTCATACAGGATGGAATCCTGAAAGATAGAAGCCGCAGCAGTAATCCCTACCGAGTAATGACCCCATTTTCCTGTTCTCAGGTTGTAGATCATGGTTTTATCTGGATCGCCAGAAGGATTATTACTTGAGCAATAATGAAAGCTAACATTGCCCCTGACTTTATCGTAGGTCGCTATCGTCTTGTATCTGAAGTCTGGGTTTGAATTAGCAAAGAACCACTCCCTGACCCCATCACCGATAGAGATGTTCCTAGCACCATCAAACACATAGAAATCGTCATGCCCAAGAAAGGCTATACGATCTCCAATATCTACCGCAGAGTCAGATGATTCACAGCCTATATCGCCCTCAATCTCGTCCCACTGCCATACAACTGGTGCGCCAACATAAGAGGCTATGTACATATTGCGCTTCTTGAACGCAACAAACCCAGAACCCAATGCCTTGATTCCGGTAAATGCACCACCACCGATAACGCGACCAGATGTACACTGTGTTGATACAGCCTCAGTCCAATCAGCATAATCGTTATAAGCAGAGCAATGCCACTGGTCTGGCGATGTGTCTGTATATACAGCCATGATAAAGCCGTCAGAAACGGCAATATACTTTGCGTTAGGTGCGCCAGCAATAGCCGCGAAATTACCTGTTGTTGATACCTGAATGGCATCGCCAAGATTAGCCGCTAAGGTGTAGTCACCGAACTGAGCAAATGACCACCTGTGGTCTACGTTGCAGTTATAAGTCGCCCCGCTTCTGTCTGTGTATCCAGTTAAAGAGATTTCATACAATCTTGTTTCAGTGCCGACAAACAGCCTTTTGGAAGCGTTTAGCTTTTCCACCTCGGCAATTGAATTGACAGGATCGGGTATCTGGTCTACGCCAGTATCAACCAAAGACGGCAAAGCCCTGAAGCCATTGGTAGTTGGGATAATGTTACTAACCTCAAGCAACGCACCTGAAGTGGTCTGCTCTACGTCAGGAAGGAACCCAAGAAACGGAATCATCCTAAGTGAACCCTCATATTAGAACCAGACCATTTATCTTCCTGGTCGGCTTCCTTGATGTTATTTATTTCGCTCTGGTAAAGAGTAGCCCAACGCTGAACCGCATTGTCGTCTTTAATGTGTGTAGACGCAGCAACCATTGAAGCGTACAAAAGCGCGTCAGGAAGCTCTGTAATAAAGTAATTTGTCTGATTAGCTTCACTAAGCGCCGTAGGCTTGGCGTAATAGATGATATTAACCGTGTAATCAGAATCAGGCGTATAAAACAGATAAATCCTGCCACCAATCAACGAATATCCGTAAGGCTTGGACGCTGAAGAAGTACCGAATAGCTTGTCAGCCGTTTCAGGCGTGAGGTATTCAAGATTTCGTACCGGATCACCAGCGATATTGACTGACCTGAAGGCTTTAAAATCAGCAGGGAGCGCATAATCAGGCGTACCCGCTACACAGGTAATTGTGTCAGTAGATTCAAGCCCTGAAAGCCTTAATTCCCTCTGCATACGCTTTTCAGCAAACGCAATAAAGTCAGGGATAACCGAAGAAAGGTCATTCCTGTGCAGTCGAGAGGTAATTGCTGCCTGTAGCTCTGTGTATGTCGTGATAGCCATTAGCTAGGATTCGTCAATTTCTGGATAACAGGGCCATTGCCCTTGAGTTTAGTGGTATCTGTGGCCGGTTTTTTAACCAGTACATTGCCCACTGCCATTTTGCCGCCCTTGGACTTCTTCTGTATTAATGCGCCCATCAGACTTTCCCTGGTTTAGTCCTGAATAATCTGTTATCAGGATCGTTGAGAAACTTCTTGAATAACTTGTCATCATTCATTACTTCGTTGTACTTGATCCCTTTTGACTTAGCCCATTGCTCAATAGCAATCAGGGGGATTCTGGCAACATGGTTGAATGTCTCTGTATAACGCTTATTGTCAACGTCATACATTTTCTTGTTCGCTTCGACCACACTGGATAAATCGGCTGACCGCTTAACAATCAACTTATCTTCCAACGGATCGTATTTGTAACTTTCCTGAATCATAGAAGCACCTTTATTGCGCCTACGTCCTGCAACTTTCTTGCTGCGTGTCTTGGTATGCTGACGATCTCACCAGGCTTTCCAGCCGCAATCATTCTCACCACGATCACCTCAATAAGATCATCCTCGGATTTAGTTTTGCGTCTTACTTTCTTTACAGTTTCCATAATTCACCAGTAAAAAGGGGGCTTATCGCCCCCTCAAGGTTTAGCCGTTGGTATCGGCTATGATTGCATGAGCTGCTTCATTGCGTACTTCCAGAGTACACTCAGAAAGCACCTGCTTCTTCATGGAGTCACCTGTTACTGACAGGTCTTTCACAGAAACAGGACGCAGTTCTGCACACGCTACATACTCAGGATCGATAGCGAGAACAATCTCGTTAGCCAGTTGACGGCTTGGCATGACTTTCAGGGTATGGAAGTCGCCAATGTAAACGTCTACTGAATTAACCAGTTTCTTGTTGTCTTTATCGACATAGTGAGTACCGCCACCAGTGAAGGTAGAAACCACACCCTTGTTAGTCGGAGAGACAAACAGGATTTTAGGATTACCGCCGTTGGTGTATGCAGACTGAAGTACAGTAGTCAGCAGGGTTTCATCCAGGTTACGCGCAGTACCAGCAGTCATGGTGTCAGTACCGTCACCAGTAGCTACAGCGCCGGTAGTAGCACCGACTGAAGCATTAGAGGTCAGGTAAGTCTGGATAGAAGCCATTTCACGGGCTGTGGTCAGGTTAGTAGATACCTTGGCATTACCAATACCGCCAGCACCACCACCGTCAATCATGGCCCATTCAATGTCCATCTTGATCTGCTTCATAGCTTTAGCAAGCTGATAAGCCATTTCTGATTTGCGGCCTGCTTTGTCAATCGCTTCCTGAGTACCAGTGGTTGCGAGGTTCTTGGTCAGGATTTGGGTATAGTTACCAAGTCTGGTTGTGCTATCCAAATCCAGAGCAGTTGCATCGTCACCTTCGAGCTGGGCGTTTGCGCCTGCTGCGCCCAGAGCGTCAGTCTGCCACTCGTGGTTGGTTGCTTTTGCTTTGGTCTTGCCAATCGCAGAAAGGAAAGGGGTTTCACTTGGTGAAACGTCCCAGATCATGTCTGAGAGATCTTCACGATTACCGATACTTTCATAAGTATCAAAAACATTTGTAGGTGCTGTCATTTTAAGTTCCTTACGTCATCTAGACGTTAGTTCATACGTTCAAGGATCAACGCAGCAGCATCTTGCACAGTCCCAGATTTTTTCAGCCGTTGCTTCAACTGAGAAACCTTTTGACTGCTTAATTTACTGTTGCGAGTTTTAGAGTTGGGTTTAAGCATCTTCGGCAACGGCTTAACTTTCGCCTTTGCCACATCAACAGACTTGTTCTGTTTGTCAAACATCATGGCCTTTCTATACAACAATGCTTGCCTGTGATCTATCAGACCGCTTATCTCTTTGGGGTCGAAACCGTTATCCCTGAGATATGTCGCTAGTTCATTAGACGTTTCATCAGTCCAATCAGGAGAAACCTTATTCAGCATTTCCTTCTGTTGTTGCAGTATTTTCACCATAGCCTCTGATCGTTGCCTCTCAATAGCCATAGCTTGCTGCTTCTGATGCTGCATTAATTGGTTAAAATGGTTCTGAATCTCTGCCTTGCGTTCCTGAAATTTCTGTTTATACAGGACAGCATTGGCAGGGTCGTTCATCTCCAATTCATGCCAGTCGATGTTCTGAAACTCTGCCATCAGCGTATTATCCGCTGCCTGCAATGCTGCTTGGGCTAGTTGGAAATTCTGCTGTAACTGGCTCTGTTGATTTGCGGCGAACTGTTCAAACTGCTTTCTGGATTCTGCAAGTTCAGCAGTTTTCCGCTGATAGTCAGCCTGTCTCTGGTAGCCATTAAGCGCCTCAGATAAACTTATCTCGCTTTCTTCGCCATCAACCTTTATCCTGCCCTTGAACTGTTCCAGAAACTTATCTGGCGTAATTCCAAGTGCTTCAGACAATTCGTTGATTGACTCAAAAGTGAGGGCATCTTCTTCACTTTCAGGCTCTTGAACTTCTGACTCCACCTCGTAATCGGAGGCTTCAACTTCCTGCGTTTCAATTGATTCCTGTTCTTCAACAGGGTTTTCGGTAGGGGAATCGTCTGACTCCCATTTCTGCATGAGAGCATTTGCAACGTCATCTACCGTAGATAGACTATCGTTAGCTCCCGTAGGTTGGCTATCGGTCATATTCGTTCTTCCATCTAAAGGGACACCTAGCCTTATGGCTAGATGATTCAGCGTGTCATCACGACAGGCTTGAATTATTTACTGATACTTTCTTGAAGCCTCAGTGTTGTATTCTTCTATCTTCCCGGTAAAAGCAACCTGCTCTAGGGAAGTTTTTATTGATTCCATGACACTTAATGCCAGCGGAGCTTCTATATCTTCCAGCGGCCTCAAGCGTATGCGGTTGATATATTCATCCTCAACCATTTTCCATATTTCCTTGAATGTGTCACTCTCAAGAATCTGTTTTGCTTCTTCTAAATTCATACCATGAAAAGGAGAATCGCAAGTTCCTCCTCTAGCCTCCTTAATTCTTCAGCGTATAAACACTGTATTAGTGAATGTCGCCGTATCTCAATAATCCTTAGCCTTATAGCCAGTTCCCTATCTATCGGGTCTGTGAAGTAATCTAATGGCTTTGGGTCTATCAGAGGTGATCCGCTTACCACGCTAGGAGTAGAATAATCTACCACAGCATCGTCTATCTGCCTTTCTGATTTTGTTTCGACTTTCCTGATTTCTTGCAAGATTTCTTCTTCATTTTCTAACCAATATGGAAATTCATCACGCCTGAAAACTTTACGCCTCTTACCGCCGCCGGCCTTGATTTCTTGGTCACACGCTATATACCCGTTAGTCGCAAGACCTATGACGCAAAGAGGGAGAACACCATCTGAGGCTAGTTGTAAGGAGCTCATAGCCTTGTGACTGTCGAAGTCGTTTGACCGTCACCTGTTATCTGCTGTGTGACGTTGCCGGCACTTCTTGAGGTTGTTGTTACCGTCATAGGGTTATTTGGATCAAGTCCTAATGTCTGCCATACTTCATGCAGCCACTCGCCGTAGACAAGATCGTTATCCAGAACCAGATTGCCGTTATAAGTACCGGAAGGCATCTTAACGTGATTGTGATCTACCACCTCACCTACACCTCTGCACGATATGCTACCGTTGGTATAGGTTGAATCAATAATTACTTCACCACTGGTCACGTCGAGAATGGCATTAGAGCCGCCTGTTTTTTCTGTAAGCTCAATGTATCCAGAGAACTTGTGCATAGCCATTGAGGTATTCTGACCATCATCAGAGCCGTTGAAATCAATCACCGGCATGAGTAAATCTTCATCAGAACTAGCCGCAGAGTAGCAGTTCAGGAAATAAGCAGGAGCCACTCCGCCAAGACGAATAGTATTACGCAGCATACAGTTGTATGAAATGCCATTGATATAATCCACGTTATCAATAATAGAATCCCTGACCACAATACCGTTATCCAGTGTCCCTGTTACGGTTGCCTCAAATATTTCACAGTTGGTCGTCTCTGCTGCTGCCTGTACAGTAATGGTAGAGCGTGAGGCGTTCTGGCCTCTTAGCTTGTAGCCTGCCACATTAGCCTCTGCTGACAGAGTTGCATTATTAACAATCTGGATTGTGTCAAACCCATTCACTTCGGCAATCAGTACCGCATCAGTGAAGTTAT